GCCCTACGACTCGGGGCGACTTTCTTCTGAAGTACGCGCCCCCCCCGGAAACAACTCCTGGGGGTAGGGTCGCGTTGGCGCCCTTTGGCTGCATGTACATCGCTGCGCACGCTTTCATCATCGCTCTCTTCTTCACTCTCCTCCTCCGATTTCTCAATGTTCTTTTTGATGGTTGCGTATTGCTCATCTTCCAAATCAATTAAATTCAGTTCGTCTGCGCGCTCGATAGTTATTTCAATTATTGTGCGGCAACACTTAGTTACACTTTTTACGTCTCCTTCTTTTACACCTGCAATGATCAAGTCAAAGATTTGATGGATCGATTCTCGGTCGATCTCGGAAGTCTCCAGTTTGTGGCTCCTTCCGTGGAATTTTTGGTCCCTAATTGCCTAGGCTCCCCGCTGGGAGGTAGTCCACCTTCAATCGACCAGGGTCAATCGGGGGGGCGCCTACCCAGCGACCTTCTTCGCTTAATTTCTTTTGTAGGTAAATTATTGTGTCTGCGTATTGCTCGCTGAAAGCAAGATTGTGGGCTAATCCACTGATTCGTTGTGTTCTCTCACGGTCACTCATTCTTCCTGCAACGTAGAACAGTGCATAGTACATTCTGTCGTCGTTGTATTTTGGTACCCAATGGTTTCTCCAACGCATATTTGAGCATCCAAGGAAGTGAATGGATGTGGGATCTTCCGATGCATCGAATTCTTTCATTTCCATTCCGAAATGGGAGTACGTTTCCGCTAACTCCAACGGATCGATGAATCGCTCATCTAGAGTCGACCCTTGCACATCATCACTATAAATAGACATTGTTAGTGTCTTCATACAGTGTTCGTAAGTAGGTGGTATCCCCAGTTTCTCACACATTCGTTCGTAATGGTAAAACCAAATAAAAATGTGAGCCAGGGTATTGTTCGTCGATGTTCGAAGTCTTCCACTCTTTTGTTTAACGCTTGTTGCGTATAATTCACCATTAGGCAAGATCTCGAAAGAGAAGATGGCCTCGTCCCTCAGAAAAGCAAGATCTTCCTCCTGCTCAGCCGTGGGAACGAAATTGAACCACTTTCTTCTCTCATCATCGCAAACTTCCTCCAATCCCGAACCATAGGCCTTATCCCACTTTCCTACGTCCAATTTGAAAAACTTTCTCACGTGTGTTGGTAACTCGCGCCACGATAACCGGTTTACAAACGCATTCCAACCCCCTTTCTCTTTTACAAAGCCCAGTGCGCTCCATGTTTGGGGATCATACTGGAGCATCAGATCGTCCTGAAGCTCATAGTACTTCTTCTCCAGCATCAGATAATCCAGGGGTGGGTTGGTGAAAAGGCGAATCTTTCCACTAGCTATTTCATTGTTATCCAAATACTCAACTTTAGGTGTGACAGAATAAATTGGCATTGGTCTGTCTGGACATCCGTCCCTGTAAAACCATCTCAGGTACTGTTCGTACTTCTGGATAATTTCTCTTTTCTTGTCTTTGAAAGGATACCCCGATGAGGTATTGGGATCAAACGACAAATTTTCAAAGGAACAAATGCCACAGCGACCATGCATATGTGCATAATGTCTTGACAAATGCTGTTTCGCTTTTAATACATGTGGCGAACCATGGGGAAATTTTTCTACCCGGTCACTCTTTTCAAGTGTCACATCCACGTTAAACTTAGTTGGGTGTACAATACCATGCGTTTTGACTGGTAACCTGCCTTTGAGGATTCTTGCTACCACGGGGTCTATCTGCACTATATCCTCATCTGATCCTAAGGGTACTTGGTGGTGCAGATCTACAATCTTTTGCGAGTGTTTAAGCTTGTAGAGCGGGTAGGCAGGGCCCCGCGCCCGTTGTGGCATCAAGGTTTTTATTGGGGATGATGCAACCCCTGCATCCCAAAATCCACCAAATGTTGTTTGGTGAATGGAATGAAGACGTTGCGAGGTGCTTTTTCGCCAGCACCCCCCTTGTGAATTCCAACTACATTTCCTTTGCTGTTCATTACGGCTGCGCCACTTAATGATGGTGACGTCGAAGCGGTATGGCAAAGACAACCTTCGTAATCAGGCCCTTCGTACGGGGCTTGAAGCGGGTCCACATGTCCATGGGATACGTGCCATTTTCCGTCGAGAGTCCATCCTACAACCCAGATCTCCTCGTAAAGCTCTGGGATTGCGGGCTTGTAACTTCTTCCAAACGGGGCGCTCTTTTGTGCAACGGCCAAATCTTTGTTGGCTCCGTTATTCGTTCCATACGGCTTGAAGACAAAATTGTTGGTAGCAATTTGCCCACTGCCATCTTGGACTTCAACATGGGTGGCTTTCTCGAG